ACCCCGATTTCGATGCTTCGTTCGAGTGTAACATACCAAGGAATAAGGGTGATCTGATTAGAAGTATGATGCTTAAATTTACTTTACCCAGACCTACAGCACCAGATAAAACATTTACAGTTTCGGAATCAGGTAGTAAATTTTTTATCGATGGTGTCGAACAGGCAACACTCACACTTTATAAAGGTACAACGTATACTTTCAACAATGCAAGTCACCCAGCACACCCGTTTAGATTTGCGTATGCCCCACCCGATGAATTACCACCTGTTGACGGTGTCGGTACTGATTACAATTATAAGAGGTACACAAGTTTGGATACAGCAACGCATTACGTGTATAAACTATGGCAAAATTCAACAAACGACTGGGGAGTACCATCTACACCGTCGTGGAACACGATAAAAGTTTCAAAAAACGATTATACTGACTGGACAGATAACAATCCAGCTGACGCTTTCCCGAATAGTGTTGATACTACAACGTACCCCGGTAAAGTATCTCTGAGTCAGTCTTCCGGTGAAGCTTATAGATTTAGTGTACCACTGTTTGAATACACGGATGGTGTTACGAACCCGGGTACAGCTACAATTACTTTTACACCAACATATAGTTCAAGTACACCGTCAACTTTACACTATTATTGTCAGAACCATGCCGGTATGGGTGGTCAATTAGACGTTAAAATAGTAAGTTACAGGGAATCTATAGCCGCCCAAATAATAGACTACGCCGATTTACGTATCGGTGGTCAAACTATTCAGCGTTTAACAGGGGATTACATACACATGTATAACAATATACACAGTAACGAAGATGATATAAAACAAACACTTTACTTCTTATCCGCACATGGAAATTACATCAACGTAACACAGGATTGGGATTATAGTATTTTATTACCCTTTTACTTCTTAAGGCATCCAAGTTTAGCACTTCCTGTATGTGCTCTAACTAAACAACAAGTTCAAATCGAATTAAAGTTTAAACAATTAGAAGACGTTGTTGTATCATATATGGACGGTGTGATATCAGATCCACCATCGGATGTTTCAACATCAATCAAAAAAGTATCATTGGTTTCCGATTTCTTTTTCATAACCGAAAACGAAAAGAGTTTCTTATCAACGCGACCAATCGAATACGTTATGACACAAATTCAAATGTCACAGTTTAAGTTTAACCCGGGTGTATCTAAAAAATCAGGTATGTTAAATTTTAAACACCCGGTAAAAGAAATGTTTTTTGTAGCTATAAGTGACGATGTACATAAATACGAAACAATAAAACAAGTTACCATTAAATTTAACAATAATACAATCATCGACGCAGATACTTTAATGTTATGTTACGAACAACCATTGAAATATTACACGGGAATAACGGAAGGTAATTTCGGTGTATATAGTTTTTCCATGAATCCCGAAACGTATTACCCTACGGGACAAGTTAATATGAGTAGAATCGCACACAATTTAATAGAAATAGAACTCGATACACCAAACGCTAATTTTGGTCACAAAGTGTATGTATATGCGGTGAACTATAACGTTTTAAGAATAGAAAGCGGTCTTGGTGGTTTAAAATTTTAGTGAGTTATACTAGTAATGGCTGGTCGTGTTCAATTAGAAATATCTGGTCCACAGGACGCCTTTTTTACAGATGATCCAGAATACACATACTTCGTAAAAAATTTTCAAAAACATACTAACTTTGCACCTTTTTTTAAAGATTTAGACGTGGAAGGTGAAGTGGAATTTGATAACACTATAAGGTGTACCATACCACAAGATCAGGGCGATCTTCTTAAAACCGTGAGTTTGAAATTTGAATTATCTAGCATACAACAAAATTCAGTGTCTGGTCTAGAAGGTATAGGATACGTCGAGTCTATAGGACACGCTATTATTGAGTATGCCGAAATATTAATTGGTGGTAAAACAATTCAAAGAATACCGAGCGATTTTTTAGCGATTTATTCCGATAATTACGTATCGCATACAAAACAAGAAAACCTTGGTAAACTTATTGGCAAACCACCGGGAGAATTGTCAGGTACAAAGGTTAGTCATACAAGTATAGCAGGATATTTGGGAAACGCTACATCTAACCAGAAATTTTTCGTCGATATTCCTTTTTACTTTTACAATAATCCCGAACTTGCCATTCCTATATTTGCAATAGATAAACAGGAAATTGAAATTGTTATTAAACTTAGACAACTTAGTGATTGTGTATGGGGATACCACTCTGCAAATAGTCATGTTTATTATTTGAGTGATTATTTTCAAACAAAAGGTCTCATTAAAGACATGAAAATAACGACCGAAATGGTGTCGTTAGTACAAGACGAAAAGGATAAGATAAAATCTAAAAAGATAAATTATGCAATTACACAAATCCAAGAAGTTAAGGATATAATACCCCAAGATGCAAATATAAACAGTTTAGTACATACAACGCACAGACTTAATTTTAAACATCCCATAAAGGAACTCTTTTTTATAATTCAAAGACTTCATAAGCGACATCTCTATTTGTCACTGCCTGAATTTGTTACTAATTTTGATTACGATTCATTTTATCAAATATATGGCCCAACTGATAAATATACGAATTATGAACATTTAGAAAATCTTTCTTTAACCTTAGACGATACCGATGTTATTAGTGGAGCGGCCGGTGATGTTATTAATTTGCGCGCGGTTCAAAGTGGTGTACACCATACAAGAACACAACTTTGTAGAAGATACTATTCGTATAGTTTCGCCTTAGAACCTGAACGTTGGTACCCAACAGGCCAAGTCAATTTCAGTTTAATTAAAGACCAAATACTCAAACTTATAACAATACCCGATACTACTTGTGAAAGAGAACTTAGAGTTTTGGCACAAAGTTATAATATACTCCAAGTGGAGAACGGCATTGCAAAATTACTCTACTAAAATGTCAATTCAAAAAGAAAATGAAGCAACTTTACTCCTACAGGAACAATTACAGGATTCCGCATTGGATGTTATACAACCAATTTTAGAAAGGGCAATGTTACTTGCAGCAGGGTACGCAAAAGCGTGTGGACGAGACACGCTTTTAGGGGAAGATATGGAATACGCTATCAAGTACTGCGCCATGCACGAAGTTGGTAAGAAATTGGGCTCACACTTCCCAGAAATATACGAAGAAGACACCGATAGTGACAATTTAGAAGATGAACTCGAAATTATCGATGAAGATGAAGAAGATATTGAATTTACAAGGTATTCGGGTAGAGAATACAAATATGTTAAAATAAACATGGCATACGACAATTGGAACGATTGGGTGCCGAAAAATCCGACAGAACAGATGTTAAAAAATGCTATAGATAGTAATGAACACCTCTAATTTAGATGGTTCTAATATTGAAACGAAGTATTTTAAAATAACAGGTGATAGTTCAGATAGTGAGAGTGAATTAGACTCCGAAACAGAAACCGAATCGGAAACTGAATCAGAATCTAGCAGCAGTTTATCAGGACACAATGGTAAAATCAAAATGCTTAGAGGGTACTTAAAAAATACTAAAAAGTATAAAAAGATTTTATTTGAAGATACATTATTCCCAGAATAAAATCTATATTTATAGTATAAAAAATGTCTGCTCAAGAAACTGCTATGCTCGTCGCTCGTGAACTCGAAGGTCAATCCCTCAACGCCATTGTTGCGGGCTTCTCATTCGCCGCTGCCCTTTCGTGGGTTGATTTGGTGAGATGGGTTGTCAACCAAGTTGTCAAGGTTAACAAGAACGGCGGTATGAACTACACGCTCACTGCCTTGTTTACAACTCTCTTGTCTATCTTCGTCTACTTGGCGATCTCCAGAGTGTCTTCCAAGGTCCAAAGACCACAACAACCAGTCTTCGCTATTACGAAGTAACTTTTTGGGGTTTTTTAATTATAAGTAATAAAAATATCGCCACAGAAACTAACAAAAATATAGATATAAATGCATCCCATTTATGACTATCCTCTTCTTCTTTTTCGAGGATATTCATAGGTGTTTTCAAAGACTCAGCCATAGTTTCGTCATTAGTTTCTTCCGTAGTTAATCTAGGTATATTAACAAATTTATCAGTCGAGCACGTAACAGCAAGTTTTAGTATATGATTTGCGTTTCTAAAGTTGTATGGTATTAAACGATTATTACTACTATAGTAAAATTGAACGCGTAACTTCGAAATCGTTTTATGTTTACCCGAATCAAAATTATGTTCTACCGCATCGTCTACACCCGAATAATTTATAACGTCACCACACAAAAGTATTCGACCGGTATAAAAAGGTAAATCTGAAAATATCGATTTATTAAAATCATCAGAACCGCTACTCAGTTTAACTATAATAGCATCTGCACCTTGCAAATTAACACTACCAGTTTCGAGTGTATAAGGAGAAGTAGATGTAGAAAATACATTACTTGCGGTTAAACCTAATACATCGTGTGGTGTTGTTTTACCACTCACACTCGATTTATACCCGTTTGTACCGTTATAGAAATCAAAACTAAACTGGTTTGGACCTTCAAATGTTATAGCATTCGTATCTTTATCAAAATCGGACGAAGATAACATGCCATTTGAATTAACAATAACATTAGAAGCTAAATCTTTACCATCGTAATTTCCGTTTGGTATTGTTATATCATAATTAGTAGATGAACTATTAATAGTAAACGTGTTGTTTCTATCGTTTATGAGATACTGGCTATTATGAATACGCGCTGATATTAACGATATTTTACTAACATTGTAAATAGGAGTTTTTAAATTAACAACATAATCACTTGGATTAGGATAAGATACAGGATCGCGTTCTCCACTATCTATATCTAAGGTATGTACCTTCATTAAAATAACGGAGTATTATTTTAATGAGAGTTTTAACTTGATGATTTCAAAATTAATTAACAAAGACTATGCGAAAGAGGGTTATTTTGAAGTTGTCTTTTAGCAACCGCCAAACCGTCCTGGGTAGTATTAGGATTGGCGTGACCCTTATAAGCGTTAAATTGATGATAATCGTTATTTTTGTAATGTTGAGTCCAACCACCGTCTGCTGAGTTTATGCGACCATCTATACGTGTTGTATCCGAACGAACACTCGTAACCATACCACCTTGGTTAAGTGGATCGGCACGAACATTCATACGACCTGGACCAGCTGCACGACCCGCCTTACCTCTCCTATCGTCTGGTCTAAATCCATACTTACTAAGTTCACCAGCTGTATATACATCCCCGTATACACGCTTTTCACCGATTTTAGAACCTGGCGAATTCAAGTAACCGTGACTGAATTTATGAATACCTGGTGCTGGGTTGTTTTGGTATTGGTAAGCTTCCATGTTACCATCTTTTTTGTTCCTTGTTGGTTCAGCAGCTCGTGTAAGTGCCGAAACTGTTCTTTTTGCAGCGGCTGTAGAAAGCGTATCTGTTCGAGAACCAGTTTCCGATCTATTTGTTGTTCTTTTTGTTCTTTCGTGTTCGGCTCTCCCTGTTCTACCCGAAAATCCCTGAGCTCTCCCACCTGCATTTGGAAGACGATCTGGAAGATATGCAGTTTTCTCTGGTCTATTATGACCCAATTCTCCTGCAATACCTCGTCGACCACCTTTACCATCAAACGCGGGACCACTTCTTCCTGGTAAAGTTGTTAACTTATACGCACCAACATTTTCTGGGTTAATACGGAAAAGTTGGTGATGTCCACCCATAGCAGGTACATTTGGTCCAACACCGAGAGCGGGTCCTACATTTGTTCTTTCAACTGGTGAAAGATTATTCATAATTCCTCCATCATACATTCTATTTCTCATTTCCAAAACTTCACCACCCGATGATCTACCTTGTTGAGATACATCACCGAACGACGAAACTTCTGATTTAGAAGTATATTCAGATTCAACTAAAGGTGAAGTTTGTCCTAAAAATTCATCATCTATCATTAAATTTCTATCAGATTCTGGTCTAACATCAACTTGGTCTGCTATTTGAGCACCTTGAAGAGTATATTGTTCTTCTGAGTTTTTACTGAGTTTACGACCGGCATAAACTAATCCTGCTATAGCAAAAATCGATAATGGGTCAGCCATTCTTATTTCTTATTAACATTTTTATTCATGTACCTTTTACCAAACATACCATTTTGTACATCGGCTCGCGTACTCGCGGGTTCATAACTTTGAGTTCTAAGTGGAAGTTTACACTCGACATGTTGAAGTGGGTGAAAATTCTTTTCGTAAGTCTTCGCTAAAACCTTGTTAAATCGTGTAGTTGATTGTGGACGAAGTATATCACTCACTTCTATATGTTGTGCTGGAGCACCCTTACCCGCCATGTATGGAGCAGTTCCATACAACATGGTATTTGGTCTCGCAGAACCATAATTTAATGTACTGGGCTGAGGATACACAAAAACCTCTTCAGTTGCACACGCATTTGGGATAGCTTTATCTTGGACTATTTTCAATCCTGGTTGGAGTTGGTACGCCATTTACTATTACAAAAGATTTTGTTTAAGCAAATCGAGTATCTACTAATAACTAAAAAAACATATTTAAGGCGAAAAAGTAGCTGGTGCTCTACTTCCGTGTACTCTCGAATCTCCGTCTGGGTCTAAACCACGGAACGCTTCGAGCTGTGCACCTCGTGCATCTGGGTTACACATAAGTGGATTTTGTCTACACGTTTGTTCTCTTTTACCATGAATAAACTCATAGTGAGAATCAGCTGTTAACGCAACGTCTGGGACAGTTACAAATTGTCTAGACATGGCGTTTCTGTGATATTCTGGTGCAGCTGTTCTCGAACGAGCTGGTCCATATCTAACACCGTCTGTGACTAAATTATTAACACTTGTTTTTACCGTTGGATAATAACAAGCCGATGGTCTATCTGGTCTATCACCAAATTCAGACATGAGAACATTTCCCATGGGGTTATCTTTTGTTGGCAGCTGACACTGACCGTATTTGTATTCTGGTTGTTTGGATCTACCAAGAGAATCCTTAACCATATTAGATTTTTCCATTATGTAAAGT